TCGCCCTCGTCGGCACCCTTGCGGACAATGACAACACCGTGCGGATCGAGCAGCTTGCCGTCAGCAATCATGATAGCCTTGTCCACCCACTGGTTAGTGTCGTGATCGAAGTAGCGGAACAGGGCCAACTGCATGTTGGAGTTGATCACATAGTTGTTCAGGTTGGCGTAAATGGCAATCACGTCGCCAGGATTGGCGTCATCGTAGGGAGCGATCACGTCGTCTTCAACAAGGATGACTTCCTTGCCGCCGAAACGCTCCTGCGGGCCGTTGGTGATGCCGTAGTTCACGCGTCCGACAGGCTGGCCGTTCAGATCCACCATGCCGTCAATGTAGCTCTCGAAAGTGCCGCTCGCCATGTAGAAGGCAGCCCCAGCCTTGTAAGCCAAAGGCATTTTAGCGAACACCTCCTTCTTCCAGGCGGCCCAAGAGCCGATTTCAGACGGGCTGAGGGTAACCACATTGCCAATGTCGGGAATCCGGGTGTCCGCGGTGATGCCAAGAGGCTTATTGTCGCCGTCGCCGGAAATAATGGCTTCGTCAAGAGCCTTAACCATGGCTTCAACAATCAGATCCCTCAAGGTGGACTCAAAGCTGTCCAACGTTACGGTGTCGGCAAGCAAGGAGGTAGCCACCTTAACCTCAAGCCCGTGGTAGCTGAAGGTAACGGAGGTTGCAGCCTGTACTTTCTGGCGTACATCGGAACTCTCTCCGACCCATTTAGCTTCGGGCTTCAGGGATAGAATTGGAACCTGGACTCCACCCTTAATGCTAAGCTTGCGAACGCGGTTGAATACCTGACCCCGAACCTTCAGTTCGCGAACAATTTCGTTCAGAATGGTCGTTGGGACAACAGCCTTTAGGTCCTCAACACCAGCGAACGCGTCGGTTGGCTGTTCACCATTCCTAAGTTCGGGCGTTACCCTACCGGTCTTGGCGAATTCCATGAATGCCTTGCGATATTCAACTGTGTCCCACGGATCTTCTTCGCCCCGCTCCTCTTTAGCAACCTTGGCGTAGGTTGCCATGGGATTCATCCTGCCTTCTGGCCCCTGCGGGACAGGCTTCTGGCTGCGGAATTCTTCCTCACCAGCCTTCTTTTCCGCTTCCTCAATCATGTTGCGCAGTTCGTTCATTTCGGTGTTTAGGGTGTCAAGTTCCGCGCTGATGTCCCGCAGTTCTTGAATGTCTTCGGTTGTCTTTGCTTTCTCTGCAAGTTCAGCCTTGCGGGCTTCCTTGGCAGCAAGCATTTTTTGCAGCTTGTCACGCATGATGTTCACTCCTTCTAGAATTTGGCAAGTATTTGCGCTCGAAGTTTTTCAAGCGCCAACGCCTCCGCGTTCTTAGAAGAAGCCTCCGCTTCTTTAGCGGCCTCCGCCGCTCGTGCAGCCTCCGCTGCCTTTTTCTCTATCTCGTACTGGGCTTCAGCCCAGGAGCGAGCAACAAGGGAAGTCTGTTCATAGGCCGGGAAAGTGACAGCCGACACATCGTAAAGACGCTTTATCTTCTTAATGGTGCGCGTGCGGGTGTCGCGGTTGTAGTCGTCTTCGGCCACGGTAAACGAAAAGCTCATTCTGTCGAAGAAACCGTTTTTGATGTCCTCGAACAGTTCCCGGCCCGTGCTGTTCTTGCTCAAGTCGGCTTCAACATACAAACCATCCGGGCGAACGAACAGCCTCAAAGTGCCATTCCTGGTTTTGGCAGCCGGTTTGCCCGTATGATCCACCACGAGCACAACATCGTCCATTTTGGCTTCATCGAAGGCCCGCGGATCGACTTTTTCTTTGTACTGAACACCGTCAATTTCGTAGATAACGGTTTCCTGATCAAAAACGACGGCCCGCCCGTAAACCATCATGCGCCCGTCGTCTTCTTGTCTGTGTTCAAAACCGAAGCTTCGGTAGTGCCTATCGCGTGTTATCAAAACAATCACTCCCCTTCCTGGGTTTCTTCATTGTCTTCCTCAACCTCCGCCACCCTGTCCTTGAAGGCTTTTACCCGCCTCATTTGGTACTCGTCAGCAATGTTGACAGAAATGAAGTTCAGAGAAATGGTTCGCCTGTTGCCTTCTTCATCAGGAAGCGGCGGATAGCCGATAATTTGTAGCTTTTGGTTGTCGGTTAATAACCCTTGCTCACCAGCGATTTTCAGCAGGTTTAGCTTAGTCTGCATGCTCATATACATTAAGTCCCGCTGGTAGAACACAACCTGGTTTCCGTGGTTTAGCTCGTTCTCGGTGAACAGGCACGCCGAAAACGCTTGACCCATACGGATAATAAGGGGTTCGAGTTCTTGCTCATACCAAATCTGGTAGTCTTCCCCGGTGAAGTTCCCGGACAGAATTTTTAGCGGAACGCCTACCCAGTTAAGAACTTTGTCTTGGATAAAGGCCATTGTTTCCTTGTCAACCAGTGCCGGGTCAATTTCCAAAGGCGTGTATTCGGCTTTCAAGTCGGTTACAAGAACACCAGACTGGCCTTCCTGGATAGCCTTTTCAAAGCGTTCGCGTTCTTCTGCTTGCTTCGCATCGTCTATCAAAGTATTTACCCTAAGTACACCACGGACGTTTAGTGTGGCAGGAATTGCCTTCTCCAAACCTTCCAGAATGGCATGTTCTACTTCCAGCACCCGGAGCAGCGACTCGTTATCAGGGCGTCCGTTCTTTCCCCCGCCCAGCAACTCGTGTTCCGAATACTTCTTGCGCAGGTGAATAACATCGTCGTAAGGAATGGTGAACTTGTTCCCGCCCCCGAAGTCGAATTCCACAAATAGGCGTTCCGTCTCGTCTTGTAGGAACGTTGCTGTTAAGGGGTTCAAAGGATAGAACCCTGTGTACCGCCTATACGCCCTCCCCTGCCTGTCTACCGCAATGTCGTAAGTAGGGTAAATAAAGCAGTTGTAGTTCTTGAACAAAAGCCAAATCAGCTTTTCTAAAAACTCACTCGTCGTCATAATGGGGTTAGGCTTGAATTTGAACAGCCTGTTGAATTCGCTTTTGGGTTCTGTAATTCGCCCTTCGTTGTCTGTGCGAATGTGCCGCGGTTGGAGCTTGCTCATTTCCACCGCCACCCTGTTGACAGCGGCATGGACAATATCACTCACATATATGTCCCTGCCGAAGCTGGAAAACACCGGTATAGAACCGTCAAGCATTCTGGCGTACAAACGCCTTTGCCTTCGTGCGGTCGCCTTCGGGAACAGCCTTGCGAAAAATGATCTTACCGCCACCAGTTCACCACCCTTCTATGCAAATAATTTAGTCTGCGTCTTGTGTTGTTCTATCCTCCTGCGGGCTATCTCACAGTATTCTTCGTTAAGCTCAATGCCAATAAAAAACCGCCCTAGGTTTAGGGCGGCCAGAGCCGTTGTTCCGCTTCCCAAGAAGGGATCTAACACAATTCCTTCAGGCGGGGTGACAAGCTTGATAAGGTATTCCATTAAGGCTATGGGCTTCACCGTTGGGTGTTTGTTAAACTCGCCCCGCTCCTTCCCTGAAGCCTTAGCACAGTAGAAGAACCTAGAGGCTCCACCGGAGTCAGAATGACCCATGACCACATCCTCTTGACCCGTGAACCTGCCGTATCGTCCGAACTCTTTCCCAGACCGCTTTCCACGTCTCTGTTTTGACGTGCTCACGCCGCTCTGCTCATCCAGCATCGCCGCTGCTTCTTCGTCCAAGATTATGTTGGCGGGGAATCTGCCTGTGGGTTGTTTATAATCGCTTTTGCTCCTCTTGTTTATAGCAGGACTGTAAACATTACAAGTTATCTCCCCTTTGTTATCGCTATATCTTCCACCATTTAAGTTATCTTCCGTAGGAATCCTACACCCCTCAATATTCAGCCCACCAGTCCCCCACTTCATCACGTTTTCCGCAATAGTCTTTTCGCTAATTGGTTTTCTAGCAAGCAAAATCGGCTCGTTAGCAGGTTTAAGGCAAGTCCCCCAGCCTTCCCATTGTTTGGCTTCGAGAGTTACGGGGATGTTGCCGTCCATTTCGTGAAACCCTTTTTCTAGAGCCGCTCTCATCCAGGGCCTATCCCCACCTTCTATCCCATGACCGCCGTTGATGCTTTTGGGATTGCGAACCTTACTGGCCGGTATGCGCACTTTCTCCCTCTCGGCCCCCAACTTCTTGTCAATCTCCTTCGATATGTCCAAACTCTTAGGGAAACCTAACCAGAGCCGTAAAGCCACTGGAGGCAATCGCGAATTTCAAATCCTCCAAGCCTCAAGGAAATGCCCATGAGGTCGACGGTTCTTGTGCCTGCAAAGCACAAAATGTGGCCGCCCGGCTTTACGACTCGGCACACCTCCCTCCACACCGCAGGACCAGGGACAAACGAGTCCCACTCCTTGCCCATGAATCCGCCACCGCGGTGCTTATAATCGTCACCAGCAAGCCAATGACGCAACACTTCTTCGATGTCCGGCTCGCGGCTGAGCCCATACGGAGGATCGGTCACCACCGCATCCACTGAGTTATCGGGCATCGTGCGAAGCACTTCTAAGCAGTCCCCGTGAATTACTTGGTTAAGCATGCACGCGCCCCCCTTACCTAATGATTTGCAAATACTCTGTCCTATTCCACTGGTACATGATATAGCAAATAATCAAAGCCACCGCCCCGTCAATACGCTTATTAGCCAACCCTTGAACCTTTACCGGGAATATCAAACCCTCACTGTCCACTTCCAAACCAACGTTGGACAAGCACCAGCGATCTATCGGGTTGTTATTATAATTGACCAGTTTGCTTTTCAAGTCAGCCTCACACAGCTTCATGGGGTTGGATACCGTCTTTTTGTTGAATGTCAACTTCACGCAATCAAAGCCTGTTTCTTCGAGTTCCTTAGTCAAATAATGGGCCTGCCAGCGATCAATGCCTATTTTGAAAGGCCGGATATCGAATTCTTTCACCAGGCGGACGAACCACTGGGTAATTAGGCGAAAGTCGTTTTCGTTTCCGGGCGATATTTCCAAAAGCCCTTGTCTTGCCCATTCCAGATAGTTCTGCTTGTCCTCCTTGCTTCCGGCTTCCACACGGGCTTCAGGGATCCAATACTTCTGAATAACGTACTTGGTGTTGTCCCCGGGCCGCATAACTAACAACTTGGCGGCACACAAGTCCGTAGTTTCACTCAAGTCCACCCCGCCCAAGCCTATCGCCCCACACAAGTCTTCAATGTTGAACGTTGCGGGGTTCTCCAGCTCATCCGGAAGCAACCATGCTTCGCCAATGGCCATTTTCCAGTTGAAGTCCTTGGTGAGCATGAAAAGCCGTTCGCCCTTGTCGTGGCGGGCTTTGTTCATCTGGTCGATAATGTACTTCCGCTTCTTGATACGTCCCAAGCTAGGGTTAGACTTCATCCAGGAACGCTCGTCTTGCCAAATTTCGTTTTCTGAATCCTGGGTATATAAAAAGGACAGTAGCGTAGGGTCTTCAATGTCGCCCCTTAGCACCGCCCTCGCGTATTTCAACTCTTTGTCTAAATACCCATCGTTAACAAACCCTTCCGTGGTAATGTTGATAAACCACGGTTCATCCTTCGTGGACTGGGACTGTTCAATGGACTTCGCAATAATGTTGTCTACCATTTCGTGCGACTCGTCTAGTATGGCCCCATCAATATTGCGCCCTTCTTTATTGCTGGTTCTATCGGACAAGCGGAACATTTTGCTGTTGGTGTTGTAGTTAAAAATTGCTTGCAGGTTCTTATGTGTGCCCCGCTTCCCAAACGGATCAAAAAGCTGGCGCATAACGCCCGTTTCGTCGAAAATAATGCGTGCTTGCTTATCATCGTTTGAGCTGCATACTATGTCGCTGCCAGGCGGCCCCACCATTAGTTCGGCGAAGGCTATGGCACTACACAAACTCGACTTCCCATTTTTGCGCGCGACTAGAAGTATCGCCTTCTTGAACCGCCGTAGGAAGTCTTTAGGGGGTGCTTCCCCGTAGTATTCAGTGTAGCCTTCTGCCGTCCACTTGAACGAATAAAACACTTCGATAAATGCCTTTTGCCACAGTTCCAAAATGAACGGTTGCCCATAGAATGGCGCCTTAGTGTGTTTGCAAAACCCCTCAATGAACCGCATACGCCAAACGGCGTCTTTAGTGTCGTAAACGTACCACGGACTTTCTAAGTCTTCGAGCAGGTTGTCAAGCTGCATCCGCAAGTCGTTGCCTATGACTATGTTCCCCACCCGAATTTCCTTCACGTATTCAAGAAACCACGAATGCTGGCCGTTTACGGTAGCACTTTGAATGTCAACCACTTCCGTGCATCTCCTTCAAGAACTTGGCAAACTCATCATCGCCTTCGGTTAAGTCTTTAGACAGAATGCTGTTTAGAGCCTTAATAACTTCTGTGTAGCGGCCCACATTCTTGAGATACTGTTTGGCGGCCTCGGTGGGCTTTTGAACTTCCGGGTATTCCGGGTGTACCTTTACCATGCCAGTTTCCCGCATGTGCTGCTTCAGCATAGCGTTTTCAGCCAACAAAAACGCCGCTTCTTGCCGCAGTCCTTCGGTTAGTCTCGCTTTGATAGGGTCAACGTCCTTGAATAGTTCTTCCAGCTTGGCTAGTTCTTGTTTGTACAGCTCTTCCCTATTCACTCCCCCACCTCCCCTCTTTTGCCTCTCCCCCACCACTATATTTCCCCGTCTTTGGCATGAACTGGTTGAATTTGACCTGGTTTCAAAGTGGTTCCAAAAACTTTTGGGGAAATTCAAATTTTGGGCCCCGCGTGAAAGATGACCGCCCGCCGCCCGCCTATGGCGCATATAGACAATTCCCACAGGGGGGGTGGTGCTATGGTGCCAAAAATCAGC